GATGTTGCATTAGAGCAAATGTAGTTTTATAATAATTCTCTAATGACTCATGAGATAGAACTATGATAAAAAACTTTCCACACCCTCCAATGTTATATTATTTGATGTTGCACAATTTTTACAACTAAATGCCACATCGTGTTTTAATTTTGGAAGTTTATCAATATAATCTCTTAATTTACTAAATTGTTCACTATTCATTGATTCCAAAAATTCTATTAATTCTGGTTTTGATACCTCTGATACATTAATTCTTTCATCTTCTGTATAAATTACTTTGATGCAATTGGCAATCATTTCAAATGCCGATTCAGTAGAATTTTTTGCATCTATTTCTGTTAAACCTTTAAATGGTGGCCATTGCAATTCAACGGAAACCTTTTCATCAAGTTTAACTGTATTTTCAATTTCTGGTAATTCTATATTAATATCATCTAATTTTATTGATATAGTATTTGGTGTATCACAGTGGGTACATTTTATATTTACTTTTGCTGTTTCACCAACAGACTTTGCTCTTAATTGTAAAAATAAATATTCCACATCAAATGTGGTAAGAGTATTTAAATCTATTTTTTCCTGGATACAAACAGAAATGGTATCTAAAATTGCATTCAATGCATCTTTTTGTTCGCCACTTTCCATAGCGATCATTAAAACCTTTTCTTCTTTTACCAAGAAAGGTCTAAATTTTACTTTTTTCTTTAGTGAAGGAATTATTAATTCATACTTTGGTTCACTATTTAACTTTGGTAAAGCCATTATCTACTCCTAGTTAGTCGCTTCAAATTGAAAACCTCCGGGAAGGTCTATGTTAATTGTTTGTTGTGATGATTGTATTACTCGCCAACTTGTATATGCAAACTGAACATCCATTTCCAAAAATGCGTCTGCATCATTATTAAATTCTATAGCATTGGTTGTGATTGGATATGCATTTATTAATTCCACAGAATATACGGGTGTTGTAACCTGTACTTGAGGAAATGGTGCATATGCAAATGAACCTAAATTCTTTGATATCGGTCCAACTTTTGCTCCTAATGATGCAGTTATTGATGGTACAGATGTTCCAAGTTGATGTATAACCACTCTTTTTTGGTAATCTGTCTTATATCCTACTGTATGTGTTTCCTCATCAATAATTAAATCCTTCCAATCATCAAAATATTTTTTTACCTTATAATCATTTAATACAAGAAAATTTATACTAACATCATCAACTATGTAACCGTATGCAATTTTTTCCGTGGTCATTCCAATTCTTCGTTCATCGGTTGAAATCTGTTTACTTGGTAAAGATGCCGATCTACATAAAACTGATAAATCACGGGCACTCATTGAATTGCCAGGAATACTAGGTAATTCGATATTAAATTTATTTGGTCTGGCTAAACCGCCACCAGATGTTATCAAACTTTTGATTGTATTAATACTCATAACATCTTCCTTGTATCTCTATATACTGTATTAGCATCTGCCTTTCTCCAGTCGGCCATAGGTAGAAATGTAGCTATTTCCCATTCTGGTTTATCAACTAAGGCAAAACGACTGCGCACATGTTTTGTTAAATAATGTTTTCTTGCTGGTTCGATAAATTTTTTTGGCACTTTACCATTACCTAAAATAGCATCTAATGCTCTTGCACGTATAGTTGGTGGTAAATAATGTAAATTTAATCCATAAAAACCATTAGGTGCTGGTCCTAACATAATAATAAGTGGAAACCCATCATAATATTTTAATGTTTCTTTATGTTTTGGATCATAATAATACATATACATATTACCTAAAGGCGAACGATTGGCTCTACTTTTAAGATCCAATAATTCATCGTTCATTATGGCTCTTCTATTACGTACAGTTCTACCACGAAACATCTCACGTGCCTTTTTACGAAACCATTCAATGGACTGTTTTGTCCTTGGTGTAATACCAGCACGAAATGCTTCAAATTCTAGTTGTTTAAATAATGATTCACCTGCCATAGTGATATTTATAATTATTTTTTGGACTTTTTACGCCGAAATGGTGGTAATCTTTTAAGTGGTTTTTTAATCTTACCTGGCACTGGTTTTGTTAATAATCCCATTTCTTGTAAAGTTTTTTCGGTCCATATTTGAAATTCCCATTTACGATCCTTACAATATGATTCTGCTGCCTGCCATTTATTCATATTTTTAATATATGTAAAACCTTCATTAATATATTTTTTGGTACGTTTTGGACCAGTTGGAGGTACAGTTTCTTTTTCTGGTTTAATTTCAATAAGTAAAGTTTTATCTTCAAATATAATTTTTACATCTGGAAAGTATTTATGGTAACGTTTATCTGCCTCATAATAATATGGTATAATAATCTCTTCTGAAGACCAACCTCTTACTTTTGGATTTGCATAACACCACATAAAGACAGATTTTTCCCACAATGAGCGATATATAACATTTGTAAAATCACCCTTGTATTTCTTTGGATTCTTTACCTTATAATACCCAGAATATGCCATATTTTCACTATAAATACAATAAATTGTTTTATTTTATCTATAAGAGTTTATAAATGGCATTACCAAAAACCACAGGAAACGGACCTTATGAATATCCACTAGTACGGGATGATTCATATGCGTCAAAAATTACTTTTCAAGCTATAAAGGTAAACCCACCTGCTGTACAATCAAAATTTTTAACATCACAAACTGCTGATGAAGTAAATGCAGATGCCCTACAACAGGCAGTAGAAAACAGTCCTTCGGCAGATGGTGCTGATACTATTGCTGGTGTTCGAGGAATATCCACTGAAATATTAACTGGTGAAAAGGCAAGTATATATGTTCCTATAGCATTTGCAGTTAATGATTCATTACAGTATGAACAAAAAGGTACAAGTGCAGCTGCAGCAGCCGCTTTAATGCGAGGTGGTACAGTTGAAGAAGCTACCTTTGATGCAATAAAACAGGCAGGAAAAGGTTTATTTGATTTTTTTAGAAATCAAGGACAAACGGCTAGTAGAATTGCTGCAGTAAGAGTTGCAAATGCAGTAGGTACAGATGGTATAGCTTCTGCAGTAGGACAAGCAGCAAGGGTAACTATGAATCCTAATATCAGAACTACCTTTCAAGGCGTTAATGTTAGAGAATTTACATTTGCATTTGAATTTTTACCAAAGTCTGCACAGGAATCTGTAATGGTAAAAAATATGATTAAATTTTTTAGATATCATTCGTATCCAGAAGAATTAGTTGATATTGGTAGTTTTTCAGTTGCATATAGTTATCCAAATTTATTCAGAATAAAATTACTATCGCATGCTGGTGGAGTATTTAAAAATATAGGAACACCAATAAAAATGTGTTATTGTACTGCAGTTAGCCATACATATAATCCTACAGCACAAGTATTACATGCAGATGGTTCACCAGTAAAAATTGATTTATCATTAACATTTACTGAATTTAAACCATTAAGTAGAAAAGATGTATTAAATGAAGATGATGATATTTTTTATAATTACGAAACTGGATATACTCCTGATCAAGATTATACGTCGCCATCTGATACAGCTCGACAAAATCGAGGAACACCAGATGGTGCCCTTGGAGATAATTTTGGAGGTGGAGAATGAGTAGATATTTTAGAAATTATCCAAGAATTTTTTATAAATTTGGTAATGAAGCTAATAATGATGTATTTCAAAATATTGCAATATATCCGGATGTTATTGATCAAGTTAGAGATCAAGTAACAGCCTATCAAGATTATTACATATTACCTGACGAAAGACCTGATCAAGTTTCGTTTAAATTATATGGCACTCCAGATTATCACTGGACTTTTTATTTAATGAATCCTAAATTAAGAGAAAGTGGTTGGCCTTTATCATCTAGAAAACTATTTGAATTTGCAGAAGATGAATATACACATACCATATTAACAACTTTAGATTTTATTTATGATAAATTTAAGGTTGGACAAACAATGTCTGGAGTTACATCTGGTGCATCGGCTGTTATAGCAAAAAGGGATTTACAACTAGGGCAGATATGGATTGCAAATACACCAAATCCTGCATTTATAAATGGTGAGGTAATACAATCAACAAATTCGTCAGGCGTTTTAGAATCAATTACATTAAACTCATCTGTAATACAATATAACGCAACCCATCATTATGAAAATGATAACAGTGAATATGTTGATTTAGGAATTGATTCTGCTACTGGTAATTATTTAAGCCCAGGTGCACAAAGAACTCCAGTAACATGGTTCGAAAGATTAAAAAAGAAAAATGATGATTTACTACAAATTAGAGTAGTTAAACCAAATATAATTGAATCTGTAGCAGAGTCGTTTAGAGATGCATTAGGTTAATATTATGGCAACTGCTGATAAAGATCCATCACAACAAACCGAATTTAAATTAGTAAGTGTAGTAATAGAATCAGAAAGACTACAAACGTCGGGTTCAACTCCAGGAATTGAAGTCCGCCAAATTACATCTGATTTTGAAATATATGAACATATTGATAAACCTTATTTAACAGCAAGATTATTAATAGTTGATACAGATAATCTTTTACAAGACGTTGATTTCTTAGGTGGAGAAAGAATTACCTTTACCATTAAATCTCCAAAAAAGGAATCCAAACCTTTTACAAATACTTTTTATGTAACAAAAATTACCGACTCTGATAAAATTAATAATAATGCACAATCCATTGTATTTCATTTAATAGAGGATATTGGTTATTTTTCTAATTTACAATTTGTAAATAGATCATATAGTGGCAAAATACCAGATATAATTTCAAAAATATGTCTTAATTTTTTGGATGGTAAAGGACT